TAGCAACTGGTATCCAGACAATGATGCTACTGCATCTGGTGGTGGCAGCACTACACAAAATTTATTTGAAGGTTTTATAGCTGATACAGGTACTACCACAGCAAGTGCTGCTACTGATGTGCTTACTGTAGCTGGCGGCACAAATATCTCCACATCTATTGCTGGAGATACGTTAACCATCAACATGACGGGGACGTTAGGCGATGCGGATCAAAATCTTTTCTCTGTCATTGGATCTGACTCGGGATCTAAAACTGCTAGTAGTGCTACTACTACTGTTAATTTTGTTGGTGGTACTGGGATCTCCACTGCTGTTTCTGGTGATAATCTAACGATCACTAACAGCTTACCTAACGCTGACCAGAATATCTTTGGTGCAATCAACGGAGACAGTGGCACAATCACTGCTGGATCTACGGAAGCATCAGCAACTATTGCTGGTGGAAATGGTATTACTACATCTGTTTCTGGTAGCACACTTAGTATTGCTTCTGAATTATATCTTGCTAGTGGCGTAACTCTGGCAGAGAATCAGAGTTTGATTACTAATGCAAACGGTGAAATTGAAGCGGTTTCAACTGCTGCTGTTGGTTTCGAGATTACTGGAAGCACAGGTGGTGGTTATATCTTCAACAACGGTGGTTGGAGTGGAAGTGGAAACCCAACCATCTATGTCTATCGTGGTTTCACATATAGATTTAACAACACCACTGGTGGCGGTCACCCATTTGCTCTAAGACAGACGAATGGTGGGGCTGATGTAACTGCTGGTGTGAGTGGATCTCAAAGTGGTGTCCAATATTGGACAGTGCCTATGACGCTTGCAGCAGGCACAACATATGTCTATCAATGCACCATTCACTCTGGAATGGTCGGTAATCTCGTGGTTGTCTAATGACAAGAACAGTCCCTGGATCTGGTGCTTCAATTTTTCCCGTATTTAATAGTATATTCGGGGTAAGAGAAGTTTATGTTACTGCGGGAGGTAGTGGGTATGATCCTGCTGACCCCCCTAGACTTCGTATTGAAAATTGTGGCACACCCATTAGGGATGCTGTACTTAGACCAGTCATCAATGGTAGTCTTGGTGAGATCACTGCTGTAGAAGTCCTTGATCCTGGCGAAGGGTATGATCCCATGCGTCTGGAAATTGTAGATGAGAATGCATCTGTCCCTGCTGAAGGAAAGATCTTCCTGAAGAATGACGGTGGTATTGACTTCATCCAGATGACTCAGTTTGGTGATGAATACTTTGCTGCTGAAGCAGAAGTTAAAGGTGGCGGTGGATCTGGATCTGAGTTGGTGCCTATTACAGGTCTGGTTACAGGTCTTGCTATTGAAGAGTTTGGTAGAAACTATACCGAAGAAGATGTCAACATTATCATTTCAGGTGGTGGTGGACAAGGTGCAACTGGTGTTGCTGGTGTAAACCCATTTGGTAAAGTTACTGCGATTACCCTCACCAATCCTGGTGAATTCTTTGAAGATCCCCCTTTGATTCAAATCATTGGTGGTGGTGGATCTGGTGCTAGTGCTTCGGCATTTATTGATCTTGGTGTTATTACTACTATTGACCTCCTAACAGGTGGTGATGGTTATGTAAATGCACCTCAGGTTATTTTCACAAGAGATACAAACCTAATTAAGACTGCAAGAAACAGACAGTCTCTAAACTCTGTTGTTTACAATTTGTCAGGTATTCTGACTGACGTGAGCACTGGTGCTGAAACCATTCACGTTGAGTCAACTGCTCCTTATCCTGGATCTGGTAAATTCCTTCTCGGTAGAGAAGTTGTCAGATATACAGGTAAAACTGCTACAACATTTGATGGATGTGACAGGGGCACAAACTTTAGATTTGACCAGAAGGTCATTCTTGATACTCTCCAAAATGATCCAGCAACGGGAGATACTCTTTATGATTTCCAAGTTACTGACAAAGTTAGACGTGTTATTGAAAACGCATCTAACAGAGTTGCTATTGTATATGACTGGGATGAGACTGAGAGAGCATTATATCTAACATTCCAAGTTGATGAGTTGGCATTTATTGATGCTGGCAGATCAGGTGAGAAGTCTAAAATTATTGCATTCTTTGCAGGCACTTCTGCATCAAGCGGCACTGGTGTCGCACCACATACTCTGGTTGAATTGGAAGGTAGTGAAATTGTTGCATTCACTACACCTTTGTCAGTAATTTCAAACAGAAAGTTTGAGGATGATGACGAAGAGTTTACAGATGCTGATGGTGTCCAGCAGTTTGGAGATGGTATTCCTGACCTTCTCAACACAGGAACGGATTATGAAAACCAAGTTAATTTAGATGGAGGCATTGCCTCGTCTAAATATGGTATTGAGGAAGAATTAGGTGGCACAAATACCACACTCTTCCAAATTGGTGATCAAATCTATGACGGCAGTCCTAATCAACTGGTTGCTACTGTCCAATCTGCAGGTGCTTTAGGAGATGGTGACGCACATATCTCTACTGCAGTTATTACAATTGAATACATTACTTCCTCTCTATTCTTTGTCCCGACTGCAGGTGGTGAAGAGGTTGTATCTGGACAGACATCTGGTATTGCAGCAACTACAACAGCAAGAAGACTTGGACCTAAGACAGGTCAATACTATTTGGATGTTAAATCAATTCAAAGTAATGATCCAACTTACAAGTTTGCTGCTGGTGAAACATTGCAAGGAAACACCTCTGGTGCTCAAGCAAAGATCATCGCAGTCGAGTATAACAAATTCCTCAGAAATGAGGGTGAGTATTAACCCCATAAATAAAACTATAGGATAATTGGTAACAAATGGCGCTATTAACCGACCAATTTAGAATTTTTACTGCCAGTCGTCTCATCAAGTCTCTGCAAGGTCCCGATCCTGCTCAGACTGATACTGAGGCTGGAAGTAGTCGTGATCGTCTGTATGTTTTCATCGGTCGTCCCCAACCTTGGGATAACGAGAATGCAGCGCCCGATCCTGTGGACTCTTTCCAAGAGTTTAGCGATGACTTCGCTGACATGATATCAATGAAGCGGGTGCTGGCGAATGATACTATTCAAGTTATTCGTAGGACTGACTGGATTCCTCCTGAGCAAACCACTGGTGGCTTGGGTTATGTTTACGATATGTATCGTCATGACTACAGCGCAACTAAAACCGCGTCTTCTGGTGCTACCAAACTTTATGATGCAGACTTTTACGTTGTTAACTCATCGTATCAAGTCTATAAGTGCATCTATAACGGGACATCCCCTAGTGATCCTAACGGTAAGCCTTCTACTGTTGAGCCTACGGGTACTTCAACTTCTATTATTACCACTGCTGACGGTTATCGTTGGAAGTATATGTATACGATCCCTGTGGGTCTTGTACTGAAATTCTTCTCCAACGAATACATGCCTGTGCTGAGTGATACCGCTGTGGTGTCCGATGCAATCGGTGGTGAGATTGATACAGTTATTATTTCTTCTTCTGGTGCAGGTTATAACAATGGCACTTATGAAAATGTCCCCATTAAAGGTGATGGCGTTGGCGGGCGTGTTTCGCTTGTTGTTGATGGTGGGCGGATTGTTAATGCTACCGTTACTTCAGGTGGATCAGGATACACCTTCGGTAAAGTCATCATCGATGAAGTCAACGGTATCGGTGCAGGTGCAGGATCAGGCGGCACCGTTGAAGTGATCATTCCCCCAACTGTCGGTCATGGTGCTGAGCCAGGGACAGAAATGGGTGGATACCGAGTCATGATTAACACCAAGTTTACCTATGCTGAGGGTAGTGGTGACTTCCCAACTGATAACGACTACCGTCGTATTGGTTTGGTGATCAACCCCAACAAATTTGGCACAACAGAATTGGCAGCAGATCTCACTCTGTCTGCTACAAAGTCAGTGATCTTTGCTCCTACCTTTACAGGTAACTTTAGCACTGACGAAATTATCACACAATCTCGCACAATTGGTGGTCAGCAAGTGACTGCTCGTGGACGTGTGATCTCATGGAATAGCACAACCAAAGTGCTTAAGTATTACCAGAATAGAATTGATGGTGTCTTCCCTGAATTCACTGGTAGTTTGATTGAATTTGAGGGTGGTAACCCTGTCGTGGGTGCAACATCTGGTGCATCTGCTGACCCTGATATTAACTTCCCAATTGTATCAGGATCCTCTACTCGTGTTATTAACAACACTGAGTATGACTTGGGTATGTCTTTTACCAACGGTTATGCAAAACCTGAGGTTGAGCCAAATTCGGGTCGGGTTATTTACATAGATAATAGAGGCGCTATCACTCGTGCTGGTGACCAAATCGAAGACATTAAGATCGTAGTAGAGTTCTAAACGATGCCCCAGAATACCAATCTAAATATTGCTCCTTATTTCGACGACTTCGATAAGGATAAGAATTTCTACAGAGTGTTATTTCGCCCTGGATATCCTATCCAAGCGCGTGAATTAACGACTCTACAATCGATTCTCCAGAATCAGATTGAATCCATCGGTCAACACTTCTTCAAAGAAGGCGCGATGGTTATCCCTGGTCAGGTCGGTTATGACCTGAATGTGCAGGCAATCATTCTGCAACAATCATTCCTAGGTGTCGATGTCGAAACCTACAGGACTCAGTTACACGGTCAGATTATTGAGGGCATCACGACTGGCGTAAAAGCAAAGGTCTTGTATTCAATTGCTGCTTCAGAATCTGAGCGTGGTTACGTTACTTTATACGTTAAGTATATTGAGTCTGGTGATACAGTTTCTGACACTAGCATTAAAGGATTCCAGTCTAACGAGCAGTTGCTTGCCCAAAACGAAATTACTTTTGGCACAACACTGATCGAAATTGGATCACCATTTGGACAGTTGCTACCCGTTGACTCTACTGCGGTTGCATCTGCTGCATACATTAACAATGGTGTGTACTTTATTAGAGGTCACTTTGTTGATGTTGCATCTGCAAACCTGATCCTTGAGCAATATAGCAATAACCCTTCTTACAGGGTTGGTCTGGAAGTCAGTGAATCTATTGTTACTCCAGAAGACGATCCGTCATTGAATGACAACGCTGCAGGCACTTCAAACTACTCAGCACCTGGCGGTCATAGATTTAAGATTAAGACCACACTTGTCAAGAAAGCAATCAATGATTCAACTGACAAAAACTTCGTTGAATTACTACGAATTAACAACAGTAAAGTTGAGCAGTTTGTTGATCACACTGCATATTCAGAGCTTGAGAAGTCGATGGCACGTCGGACATATGAAGAGTCTGGCGACTATGTTATCGACACTTTCAGTATCAAGGCAAGAGAATGTCTTGATGATGGTTTTAACAACGGGGTCTACACTCCTGCTCAAACGACTCAGCAAAACAATACTCCTACAGATGATCTCCTAAGTTATGAGATCTCTCCTGGTAGAGCATATGTGAAAGGTTACAGGACCGAATTCCTCACACCTCAGTATATTGACTCTCCCAAACCTAGAGATTTTTCCTGTGTAGAAAATGGAATTATCCACTTTAGACTTGGCAACTTTGTTAAAGTCTACGATCAGTATGGTTGGGCTGACCTAACTGGTGAAGGTGTGTCTGATGCATACCAAGTTATTGAATTATATGATGACTGGAGTCTGGGTGTTTCCAACAACGTTGTTGGTAATCAAATCGGTAGAGCTCGTATTGTCCAGATTCAAGTTGATCAGGCAAACCAGTATGACATGTGGTTCTTTGATCCACAGATGTATACTGCTATAAACTTTGCATCTGGTAACAACTCTGTTTCTATTGGTGATGTGCTTAGAGGTCGCACCTCTGGTGCTCGCGGTTTCGTTGCTGATAACGGTAGTGGCACTCACTGTAAACTAGAGCAGGTCTCTGGTGTCTTCATGAATAATGAAGTTATTGAAAGAGATGGTCGTGTGATCGGCACATTGGAAGCAGCACATACTTATAACCTGTCTGATGTCCGTCGTTCTCTTGGTAGAAATGATAGCAGTGTTGTGACATATGCAGCAAACTGGTTGCTGAATGATAACGCTTCTATTGAGTCTTCTACTGTTACTGTAAGTGGCACTGGTGCTCTTTCTACAGGTTTCAGGACCAAGTTTGCAGAAGATCTCCGTCCTGGTGATGTTGTTACTACGACTGCATCTGGTCTAAATGGTGCCAATACTTTAAGAATTAAGAGAGTTGATCCTACCCTGATTGCTACCAACACTGGTAACATCGCTACAGGTGGCGCAGCAATCTTTGATTACCTCAACCAAACTGCTGTTATGGATGCCTCCCTTAAGAAGGGTAGTGGCAATGCTGATGGTGAGTATTCTGAGATGGTAAGGATGCGTCCTTTCATCTTCCAAAAAGATTATCAGAATGGTGAGTTGTCTATTGACACACCTCGCACATCGATGAAGTCGATTTCTGATGAATCATTCTTTGTCTACAGGACATTCGCCAATAAGACCGTTGTGTCTGGTGGTGTTACTGTGTCTCTGCCTGAATCAGAGCAGTTTGCATCACTTGATGATGAAAACTATGTGCTGACGATTGTTGCTGAGTCTGGATCTTCATATAGTGTTGGTGACAACCTTGACATTGATAACCTCAATGACCTTGGATCTCTGACTGTTACCTTCGGTGCTGATGCACAGTCTATTACCATCTCTGGTTTGACTAACGTCAACACTGTTAAGTTGACTGCTCTTATCTCTAAGAATATCG